CCGCCCGCACCACCATCGTAGTTATTTAAACTAACAACCCCATTGGCAGCAATGTGACTATTACCACCAAGTCCATTGCGGCCACCCGGTGCAGCGTTGCCAAAAGGAGCATTTCTAGAACTTGTTCCGTAACTGGTTGTTGCACCGTTGACACCGAGTTTTATACCAGTATTACCGTCGGTGGATGAGCTGTATCGTCCAGATCCTCCTCCACCACCACCAATGATCAAAGGATTTCCTGTGTCAGTGACCACTACAAAAGATCCTCCGCCACCACCTGCTCCATTAAAACCATTATTGTTTATAGTGTTTGCTGAAAATGAACCAACTGCTATTGTTATGTTTGAGCCTTGTTGCAGCGCAAATCTACCACGAACTATAGCTCCATGACCAAATGTATTATTTGCATAAGTGTTAATACCACTACGACTACCAGCAACTTCGATTTCATAAGTTGCTGTTTGCGGCACTGTCCATACTTGATATCCTGGAGTAGTAACTCTATAGTAACTGGTACTGTCTATCCATGTATTACCTACATTACTGTAGTTGGCCAGAAATTGTGTAGTGTTTCCAGATGAACGACCTAATATTGTTCCATTGGTAAAAGTAAAATTAGTAAAAGAATACAAACTGCCAAGAGTGCCTTCTCCTATTAAAATTCCTGGTCCTATTGTGATTCCTGGTCCTATTGTTGGCATTTTTATCTCTATTTAAGTTTTGTACATCAAACTGTACCTAAAAATGTTATAGTAACATAACCATTGGCAAAATTAATATTAGCCGTGTTAGATTGATTAGTGCCGTTGTTGTAGCTGCCACCCCCGGCTGCATATATAGTTACACTAGCGTCACCAGCATTGCCGCCGTTATATCCGCCACCGCCTGCTCCTCGAGCATTACCGCCCCCGCCCCCGCCAAAGCCGCCAACAGATTCACTGCCTGTGTATCCAGGACCGCCATTGGCACCAAATACAAATGATCGTCCACCTACAGCACCGCCAGAGGATCCACCACCATTACCAAAAAAGCCACCACCACCGCCAGGATATCCTCCAGTGACTTGGTCAGCACCTGCTGCGCCATTTAAACCACCACTTACATTTGATCCCCCACCACCGCCGCCTCCTGTGGCTCTAGTTGTTACGCCCACTGCTCCCGGAACAGTAGTTGCGCTGCCGCCAGCGCCTGCTGAATTGGAGCTAGTACCGTTTATGCCTCCAGCACCGCCTGCAATAACAAGTATACTGGCGTTGGAATTAAAAGGACTACGAACTACGAAAGAGCCACCACCACCAGATCCATAAGAGGCATTGTTGTTTGCACCAGCTTGTCCAGCAATGATTCTAATTGTTTCGTTACGGTTAAGTACAAATGTACCAGTTATTAGTGCTCCGCCAGCGGCTCTGTTACCACCACCACCTCTTGCGCCAGCGGCTGTCACTGTATATGTTCCAGTAACTGGTACTGTCCATAATTGTACCCCGTTGTCTGTGCCAAAATAACTGTCATTGTTGATCCAAGTGTTAGCAGAAGTATCGTATAGTGCCCGAAGATTTGAAGTTGTAGGCCCAAAACGACCAACACTGTTGCCATTTGTAAATGTAAAGTTGGTAAAAGTATACAGTGCATCAACACTGGCAATACTCAAACCATTTATGTTGCTGCCTCGAATATCCATATTATATTAATCGCTCAATGCAAATGAAATTATTGTTGTAACCTGGGCCAATCATAAGCGTAACTCTGTAAACCCGCCAGTTTGTAGTATCATTTATGATATATGTTGAACCGTCTCCTTGATTTGGAAAACTCCAACCAAACAAACTTCCGCTTGGAGTTGTATTGTATGTGTAAAGCTGCGTAGTTGCTGCACCGCCTACTCCGTTAACATAACCAAATGTTGCAGTAATATGTGCTTGTATTGAACCAGAAGTAGTGGCCAAACTTAGTCCTCTGTTGCCCGCTGTGGTTACTGAAACCTTAATGTTGTCTAATGTTACAAATGTTCCTGCATTTACATAAGCTGATGCAAATCCTTTAATGCCCGCACTACCAGTAGCTCCTATTTTTGTTTCTAATAATCCTGTAGGATCAGGTAATAAGATAGAATTTGTTGCGTCATCAAAAAATAGTTCTTCATATTGGGTAGCAATATCTGCTCTATTGTTAGTTACATTATTTGAATGAAGTTTTCTTATTGTCATTGTTTATCCTATGAATGTAACGCCCCAACTGTCGTTGGCATCAAATTGAACTTGCCCTGTTATTACTTGTAATCTTATAGTATCACCCGCTACACATTTGGCATAACCAGTCATTGAAAAATGTGATGCTGTGCCAGTGTTGGTATCTGTTTCCCAGAAAGCAATTACATTGGCACCAGAAGTACTGCTGTTCTTTTGCAGGCTTGCTTGGTTCAATCCATTATTTCCGCCCACTCTCAGAGTCGCATAAGCGTGATATAATCCAGCCACCGGTGCAGTGAATATACCAGTTGTATTGTTATAGTAACTACCTTGGTTGTAGTCTATTGTAGCCCCCTGTGTTCCTGTAACTGTATTGCCTGCAAAGATATTGGAGCTACTAGTACCGTATACACGGAATGCTGGTAAGTTTGGTATACTTATAGCATTAGAGCCTGTGACAATCACATTACTTGTGGTTGTAACTGCGCCGTTACTCAAGAAGCTGGTTACATAAGTTCCTGCGGTAATTGTGGTATTAGCAGTTGTGCCAACAATATTGCCAACACCAGAAATATTACCAGCGCCTGAGGCCGCAAGTACCAAAGATCCTGTTGTTATTGTATTGTTTACTGTAATATTACTGTTGGTAGTAATGTTACCAACTAACAAGTTACCAGTAAGAGATCCGACTGTTACCACTGTGGTTGCAGCACCCATATTAATTGCTGTAGCTGCGCCACCCAGATTAACTGTAGTTGCGGTGGTATTAAACAAATTACCTGTGGTTTGTGTAGTTACCAGACCGGTTGCACCTTGTACAGTTAATGTGCCAGCACTGGTAATACTAAGGCTGTTTTGTGTGGCAAGTCCTGTACTGGTAAGGCTCATTCTTGCACCCAAACCAGCTGCGGTGTTGGCTGTTGCACTATTTGCTGCATTCCATGCAAATGTACCACCATCTATACTGAACTGTCCCGCACCACTTGCATAGGTATTACGAGCCATTAGTTGACCGTTAGCCTGGAAGTACAGGTTATTCATCATATAGCTAGCATTATTTCCTGCGCCACCAGCCGTAATAGCAGTGTTATTACCTATAAACACAGTAGTGATGTTGCTGGCTGTGGGATAATTGGTTACCACATTACCCAATGCTATTGATGTATTTGCTGCCAACATGGAAACCACGTTGGCATTGCTGTATGTGCTTCCACTGGCAACAATACCAGTTAATAAACTTCCATTACCAATAAAGAAGTTGCCAGTAACATTACCTGTAGCATTCAACGCTCCGGTAACAGCAACTATACCTGTACCGTTTGGTTGTAAACTTATATTACCATTGCTGCCCGATAAAATACTTAAAGCACCTGTGTCAACAATATTGCCAGTGATATTTAAATTACCGGCAGTAATATTACCCGTTGTTGATATTGTGTTGCTACCAATATTGGATAAGAACAGTGCTACATTAGTGTCGTTGTAGTTGGCACTTGCAGTTATGCCAGTTAACTGAGCACCATTACCAATAAAGTAACCAGCAGTGATGTTGCCTGTTGTTACAATGGAATTACTACCCAAACTGGCTAAGAAAGTTGCCACATTAGTGTCATTGTAGTTGGCACTTACATTTATGCCAGTTAAAAAGGCACCGTTACCAAAATAATAAGCAGCATTAACATTACCACTGTAAGTTGGCAAATAAGCGGCTACATTAGCATTGCTGTAATTTGAACTGCCACCATTGCCAACGAATGCAGTTCCATTGGCAAAATAATAACCTGTGGCAAATATGTTACCAACTGTGGTATTTGCTGTAACGGTTAAGTTGCCAGGAAAACTTACATTGCCAACATTGTCAAATACATAATTGTATGTGTTGGCTACTAAAGTTACATTGGGTTCACTGCCTGAAATATTACCAACTACAATATTACCAGCTAGATAACTTGCAACATTAGTGTTGCTATAGGTTGTGTTAGCAATAATACCAGTCAGTAAACTACCATTACCAATAAAATAATTACCAGTAATATTACCTGTGGTTACAATGGTGTTGCTACCGTAGCTACCTAAGAAAGTTGCTACATTTGTATTTCCATAGTTTGAACTTGCGGCAATACCAGTCAATAAACTGCCATTACCAATAAAATAATTACCTGTAATGTTACCTGTTGCAACTACAGTGCCGCCTGCGTAAATATTACCGCTGATGCCTGCTCCACCTGTTACCGTTAATGCACCTGTACTTGTTGAGGTAGCTGCTGTTGCCGATGTTGCTTTAAGTGGTACTTGAACAGTTAAATCAGAAGTATTAAAAATTGCATGTACGCTGCCGTTTGGCGCAGCAAGCCGACCAGCGCCACCAATTATTACACTAGGAAACCCAGCAACGCTGGTATTAGGCTGAAGGAAAACACTACCAGGTCTTGTAACTGTGTCGCCATAAATGCTAGCACCAGTGTTAAAAGTTAAGGCACTAGTATTGTTTGTAAGGGTAATATTAGCAGCTGACAAATTGCCAGTGTAAGTTGGCAAATATGCAGCCACATTGGTATTGCTATAAGTTGCAGGCAACCCAGTTAATTGACTACCGTTACCTAGTATATAATTGCCTGTGATATTTCCGCTAACAGTGAAAAGACCAGCAGACACAGTGGCTACAACATTGTTAGTATTGCCGCCGCCAGCTATAAATTTAATAACCTTGCCACTTGTGCCTGCACCAATAATCAAATTACCACCTTGATTGCCTGCACCGTTACCCAAAGTATACAAGTAAGCGTCGTTGGCGCGAACGGAATTCCCAACAATGTTGGGACTCAGGCCATCAAAGTTACTGCTGGCAATTCCCATGTCAACAAAGTATGTAGAATCTGTACCATTGTCAGCGGTGACTATGTAATCTCCCGTAGCTGCGTTTCCACTGTTTATATTTTCTAAATTAATTTGAACATAGTCATTATAGTTGCCGCTAGACTGTACAATTGTTTGTTGTAATGCTGTGTATCCAGCAGCAATGCCTGTATACAATGCATTGAAACCTGTGGCAGCATTACCGAAGAACTGGCCACTATTACCACTTATCTGTGTAATGTTGCCAATAATTGTTGAGTTACCAGTGACTATTAAATTACCAATAGTAGCGTTTCCACTTACTTGTAATGTGGTGGTGTTTGTGGTACCCGAAACTGCCAAACCAGTTAAGGTGCCTATTGTGGTAATTCCTGTTTGGCTAGCTGTGCCTATAGTGCCGTATATTGTATTGAATGTACCAACATTTGCAGTAATAGAATTTGAATTTATATCGTTTAAAATATCGATGCCATTATTATATTGAATGACAGAATTATTACTAGGCAATTTAAGATTGCCGCTGGAATCAAATGTCCAAGTTTTATCATCTTTTACAATATTTGCTGCAATATTACCAGTGTATGTTGGCAAATATGCAGCAACATTACTGTTTCCATAGTTACTTGATGCGGCAATACCAGTTAATAAAGCACCATTACCAATAAAATACCCTGCAGTGATGTTGCCACTGGCAACTATACTGTGTGTGGTAATGTCAAAGCCTGTGATTCTCGGAGCAGGACTTGATGCAAATTCTGCGTTTATGCCGCCTGGCACTTTTAAATTGCCGTCGGTTTCTAAACTTACTGTATATGAATTTCTGCTTAATTGAGCAGAGTTACCACCGATAACATTGCCATTAACACTCAATTCTCCATTTGTTACAGTAATGGGCACACTGTCAATGTACAATGTGCTGTTGCTTAACCAAAGATCTTTCCATTGTGCAGTAGCACTTCCTAGACTGTAAGATACATTAGACGATGGTAATATATTGCCAGTAACTGTGACTAAGTTTTGACTGAAAGTAGTTACAACATTTGAATCAGAAGTATTGCCAACAAATAATTTTACTATACCATTGGTACTACCTATGACCAAATTTCCTACATTGGCGGTACTGGGTCCTGCTAGATTGTAGCTTGTTACATATAAGTAACCGTCGTTTTTTGTATTACTTGCGGGAAACCAATAATCTTGAGCAAATTGGCTGCTGTTGATACCCATGTTAATATAATAGGTAGTGTCCGAGCCATTGTCCGAAGTGGCCACAAAATCGGAACTGGCTGCTGCATTGTCACTTAAATTTTGATTAACAACTTGTTGATAGCTGTTGGCGAAACCATAAATTTGTAAATAAGCATTGGGATATTGACCATAGTGAACACCGTCACTGACCACAATATTTCCCAACATTTCTGTAGTATTATTACTGTAAAATTTAACAGTTTCTACTCCCTCATGTCTTAAACGCAACACACTTAAATTGCCACTCAAATATGCATGACTAAGACCAGTATCACCTTCAACTGTTGCAAACTGATAGCCTGTGGGCAAGTTTGGCGATGCGTAATATTCTGAAGCACTGACACTACCATTAAATGTAAAGGTGTAACCGTTACCGGGACCAGACGCTCCGGTATTAAATCCCATTTTACCACTGTCGTTTCTTATGTTGATGCCCGACAAAGTGTTGTTAGCTCGAATCGATATGCTGACATTTCCAGTACTTCTATTACCAGTAGACATGGTTACGGTATTATTAGAACTAGTGATTACAAAATCATGCTGGTTTACAGTTAAATTTCCACCTATAGCTAGAATATTGGCAACTAAGCGGTCGTCTGTTAAAATATTGGCTGATGTTCTAATAACACCAGTAGTGGTTAAGTTTATATTGCTGTTACTGGCAAGATATGCAGCAACATTACTGTTCCCATAATTTGCGTTAGCTGAAACATTAGCAAGATCAGCAGCGGTTGCCAAAGCATAACCGCCTGCAGTACTACCATCTTGCAAATGCAGTGTGTAAGTAGTTGTATTAAATACCAGCTCGCCTTGTAGGCCAGTAAAACCTGCTACTGCTGCAGAATTTCCTCTTAGTAATCTTAGTCGTCTGGTGCTTATTGTCATTATAGTGTGCCCAAATCCTCAATGGGGTCGCTTACAAATATATTACCTGTGAATTCAGGATACGCTGTGCCTACAACAACCATTTGTCCTTGAGCACCCCAATTGTCGTCTACATATGCAGGCTGTTGTGCAGCACCTGAAGTATAATATATGGAATAAATGTACTGTTCCCGTTCAAACGCATTTATATTGATAACGGGAATAGTTACTGTGCCTATTCCTGCTGTGGCATTACTTATAGTTACATTACTTTGAAAAATTACATTAGCATTACTGGTTACATAATCATCTATTACACTAAAAACCAAGGGTTGTACATTGGTTAAATTATAGGGTTTTTGATCCTGATTTTGGACTTTGACTTTGATTACATTGTCTACACCTTTGTAGACTGTGATAGTTCTAGTGTACACGACTCTGTTCCTTTGTTCAATTTCAGGATCCGTGGCTATCTGAACCAGGATCTGATTGTCATAGATATAAGTGTTTATCTGCTGCATAGAGTATTTATTACAAAGCCATATTCAAATTATGGCAAATTTTCATCGATAAATAAAATCGTGCAAGAATACCAAAAACTATTAGACGAATACCCTTTTCTCAGCTTTTTAACCTACGGCGGTAACGAGTATATAGGTATAATACAAAATATAGATGATGTTATAACCAGTATCTATGATTTTGCTGTGTTGAAAACCCCGCAACAAAAAATATTATATTTAGAATTAGGTGAAAGCTGGTGGTGGGAAAGCAATAGGATGATTCCTATTAACATATTTTTAAAAACCGAATGGGGACCGTTTAGATCTACTCTAAAAACATTCAACAGTAAAGATGTTGCTGTAAAGTATGGTCCTGCGTTGAGTCTAAAAGAAAATGCTCAAAAAAAATCAAAGCGTCGCAGTATCACCCTTGTAAGACGGGTCATTTAAATTTATATTAACTGCAACAAGAGACGCATAGGCTACACTGTGGCTGCGCTTAAAATAATAACTGCTGTCGCTGGGTTTTTCAAACACTGTTTGAGCTACAGTGCTCCAAGGTTTTCCGATTAAATGCCTTTTAGCTGGACGAATTACAGCCAAAAACATAGCCATTCTTGCAATGCTGTCTACAGGTTCAGGCATTTTAACTAAAGTGTCATAGTGATTGCCAATATGAATTAACTGCTCACAGAACTCGCGTTGATATAACAAAGACCAATTTGGTTCCTGTTGCATTAGTTCTAGTAGATGTTGTTCGCTGGTTACTCGATTGTATATACTGACATTTAAAAAGTCCAGTTTTATATAACCTCTATGTTCGGCAACTTGATAATCTAAACTGGCTTGACCTGTAAAAGGGTCTTGAGGAATACTTTGAAAATACACACCCGTATTGTGTTTAGATAATTTGTTATCTTTGATTATACTGGCAGGTGTGTGCTGCAAGAGATTAAGTATTTGATCTCTGTCAGCAAAATCTATATCAATGTCTGATTTAAATTTCATTTGTCAAGTTGAAATTCTTAATAAGAAAATCTGCAAATTGTTCGTGTGCATCTTCATTATGGTGTGCATTTTTCCCGTATAATTGATAATCAAATCCTTGAAATCCTTGAGATTCGCAGTATTTACAAAAACTAAAATCAAATAAGTTTAATATATTTTTATTCAACATAACTGAATTATAAAAAGGTTTAATGAATGGTGCATTGAAATCAATTACATCTTCTTGGGTTGGGCCTGAAAAAATTATACACTTAATCTTATTATAATTACACCATGCAGATATTAACTCAACATTGGTAAGAAGTTTTGTCATTTCTGCTTCAGGATTAAAAAGTATGCCGAGTTCTTTTGTATATTTTTTTAAATGATCTGGCATATTAAAAGATTTATTTTGTGTATGTTTTACTAACAAGTTTTGACTTAAAAATAAATGGTAACAAGCAAATTCTCCATCATCACTATATTTCCATCTTTTTGCTTGACCTATCGGGTCCCAAATACTTATTCTATGTATGAAACTAAGACTTATTATTGCAATAATTTTTTCTGTTGTTTCGGATTTTAAATTTATTAGATCTCTAAGAGTGGTTCTAAATATTCTGTCATTTGACGACCCTGATATACTAGCATTTATTGTTTTTACTTTTAATTTATCTGATAAATAATCAGCAGTAGTTTTGCCTGTTGAAGCTCGCATATAACTATCACCATTAACATAAATCATTTTACATCCCCATATTTTAATAAAAACCAAGATGCTGTTGCGTCATCATTAAATGCAAATGTAACACCTCTGTCAGTGCCTGTGTTAGTAAAATAATCCCAATTTCTTGGAAAATAGTACCATTCGAAATCATTGGGTATTTTTAATCCCTGTTTTTTAAGTTCGTCTAATAGATAATATGCACGATTAATATCATCTATTTTCAAATGAACTTCAGTCACAGTCCTGCTTCTTTCAGAATCATTTTTACATATTCTGAGTCTGCTGCGTAATCTCTGAACTTTTGTTGCCAAAAATCTGGATCAATCCATGGCATTATTATTGCCAGTTGTTCTTCATTTAATTCTGTTAGGAATTTAACTCCGCTGTCACAGTTGTAAACAATCCACGCACTTATTCTGCCATTGGCTATATGATGACAAATTCTATTGCTAGACCCATATTTGAAATAATTAGAAAAATTATTTTTTAATTTAGAATCTATTTCCGCACAGTCTTGCATTTCTTTAAACGCTCTTTCTATGGCGTCATCTATGTTTTCTTTACGCACATACTGTTGTAACCATTCTGTATAAAAGGTGTCTTTACACCATTGATCAAGTTTTTTATTGTTTTTTAACAACCAATCTGTAAAACTGCTAAAGTTTACACATCTAATTCCACGACAGTGACGACCAAATTTTACAAAAGCAGAATAAAAATTACTGGCAGAAAAATCTTCGTAAGTTTTTAATTTAGCACTGCCCTGTGTTATTTCGTAAAAACGAATATAAGCTTGAAAACCCATTTGAACATCAGGATCATTTTGATTTTGCGCTCGTCGTTTAGGTTCACAAAGATGTGCAGCCAATGTGCTTTCTTTGCTAAATGTTTTTTTACAGTATTGGCAAGTAAATGTCATCCTAATTCTTTTTTGATGTCTTGATCGGCCATTCCTAATTTTTTAGCTAGTTCTCTCAAATCTTTGTCTGAATTTATTTCAGCTAATAGCTCTGCTTCATCTTGTTTAATATGTGGATAAAGTTTAATTATAAATTTTACAGCTTTATTATTAGCACTGTCTTTCTTTTTGGCTGCTTGCCAATAATGTCTTTGTGTGCCCATACCCGGACTGACAGTTGTACACAATAACCATTGCAGCTTCGGGTGCCTGCCCAAATCAAAGAAATTTTGATTTACTCTGTCATTGGTAGCTCGCAAGTACCATTCTTGCAAGTCCGGCGATCCTTGTACACTGGCTGCATAACGCAGCATTAAGTAGGTACTAAACTTTTTGCGTTCTTCTTCTGAGAGCCCATCATAGAAGCTGTAGTTTTTGGCATCCATTTGTGCCATTTCATTGTTTATTGATAATTTGTCCATTACACTGAATGATGCTGAATTTCTTTGTTATCGTCTTTGATAAGATAATATAGCATTATAACACGATCTAGTTCTGATTGTAAAGCAGGTTCAGTTTTTGCAAGTTGCCTAATTTCTGCCCAAAGTTTGTCAGCTTTAATATCGAGTTTATTAAAATCCAGAGTTCTCCCAATTTCGAATCTTGTATTAGGGTCCGCACCTAATTCTCGTGCATAGGTAATTTTTCCTACCCTTTCATAAATGTAGGTTGTGTTTGGTTTAAGAGTTCCCATGTTAAAATCTATCTTTTGGTTTAAAATTTTTGAATCCTTTATACTCACCTGATAATATTTGTGATTCTATTTCAAAAATCCAATTATAACAAGCTTGGTTAATTTTAAAATTAGGAAAATAAGTTTCTACAAATTTTAAATGTTGCGAGGGTAGCGGATGACTATCAATTATTTCTTTATCAAAATCCCAGTCGTTGTCATTGTACACTCGTTTTTTAAAATCTTCAATTTCTTTAAGTATATAAGTGTCTTTAATATTATGCGTATTAGTAAGTATTTGATTAAGTGTAGGCCATTCTTGTCCTGCTTGCTTTTTATATAAATCCGTTAGAAAATCTATATATTCATTATAATTAGTAGGTTTAACTTTTTTTTTGTTGTAAGAAAATTTAACTTGTTTAGTTTTATTGTTTTCTAAGGTGAAAAGATTTGCAAGAGTCGGATTCATTGGTTTACCAGACCAATCCATCGACTTATAATTTATTTTTTTAAAGTCAAGGTAAGCGTAACAAGCTGATTTATATATCAAAGATAAAAGCTCATACCCATCAGGACAATTTGCTGAAGAATTATTATGTGGGTACATCTTGTGTTTCGTACCCCAATTAGTAAATTGATAAAAATCCAATCTGTCAATTGATGTCCACAAAATAAGAATATCATCATCGTCGCTGAAATTATTTCTTTTATCACATTCGATTACCGATGATAAAATAAAATTATTTCCTTGACCTTGTTTACCCCAATTTTCAAAAGTTGAATAATGAAATCCTAATATATCTGCCCATGTAGGATAGGTATAAGAAGTCATACTACAACCAAATGTAAATAATCTTTTTTTTCTAAAATTATACATTATGTAAAACTTTTTGCTAAATCTGTTAGAAAATATTTACCCATATTAATTTTTATAAAACTACGGATTACATTTTGGTGTAAAGGAAATTGATTTAAATCTAAGTCACTTTTTGATTCTACAATAAAATTAGCTTGTTGGTCGTTGGCAAAATAAACTACAGGTTTTGCACTTTTTGTCACTGCTTCACTGACAAATTTATGATGGATGTGACCGTAGTCGCCATCGCTGTTATGAGTTAAAACTAGATCAAAATTTGATACAATGCCTAAGATTTCTTTTGCCGCGGCCGATTCATTAAAACTTAACTGATTATTTTCCATGTCCAAATGCGTGTCCCCGTATCCCAAACTAGTTACTGGTATATTTCTTTGTTTATACCAATACTCATGCATTTCGCGCACCCGGGGATGAAATAGTTCATAAGTCAAATAAAATATATGCCAGGACCAAGATGAAAATTTGTCAATAAAAGGCCTTGCAAAAATAACACAGTCGTCAGGATGTGCAACAACGCAGGCAGCTTTCATCATTAATTCCAGTTAACAATAATATTATAGTATATGTCGGCCAAATATTGCTGACTTTCAGGTTCTCCGTGATATCCTGGATCTTTGTTTTTATCTTTCAAAGGATACAAGTATGTGGCATGTGCAGGTGTATGTTCGCCTTTAGTAATTATAAATTTATCAGGAACAATACTGGGAATTATACTGCGAACTGTGCTAACATTCCATAAGTTGTCCGGCAACAAAATGAAATTAATGTCAGCAAGATAAGTTTGAACTATGCCATCTCGAATGATCCAAGTGTCCATTTGATGCTTCCAGTTACTGTCGTATATATGATTTATGTATTGTTTGACTGCATTTTGTGTATGTTTGTCAATTTTTGTGCTGCGATAAGGATGATCATAATTCTCTGCTAAACTAAAAATGGTTTCACATATCATATTATAAGGTTTACCAGGATAATTTACATTTAAAATACCATCGCTGGCATCATAGCCATTTTTAATTTCTTTATTTTGTAAATGTTGTTGTAAATCGCTGTTCCATCCTTTATGTTCATTTGTTTTAGCAGTATAAGGAGCAGCACTTGCTGGTAGTTCCATCCTATCATGAAAAGTAGGAGCAATGATAGCAAAGTCTGGTTTTTGACGAAGAACTTCGTCAATTTGAATACGAATACCGCCGTTACTGCAACCTTGTCTGGCTAGTTGTATAAGGTCCCAATCTAATTTTTTGGCTAATAGTTCAGCATAACTAGTACCCGGCAACACTGAACTAGGGGCACTAAAACTACAACCGCAGACCATTAATTTCTTTTTCATAATTTATCTAACACTTGCTGTATTTGATCGCGATCCCAAAGTTTAAGTCTTTCATCATTGTCATAATCACTTATAGTATCGATTGCTTTTGGAAAATTCCAAGGTTCTTTGTACCAAGATATATTTTCGAACGGAAAAATGCCTTCGCGATATATTAAATCTACATTAGGTTCTGGCCAAGCACTGTCAGTCATCAACAAATATTTTACACTGCTAGCACAAAAATTCTTTAAGAATTTTATCTTATCTTCACTGCTTAAATGTATTAATACATCACTAGATAACAATAAATCAACTTCAGGAAAAGGATCTGTTGTTCCGTCATGTTGTATAATTTCATAGTTGGGAAATAAGTTTTTGTCAATATCTACCATGAACTGGCTTATTTCTCCACCAATATATTCTATATTGTTTTCAACAAAATCAAAATGCCGGACCCAATGAAGATCTTTACAACCACTATCAAATACACTTTTTATATTATATTTCTTGAAAAGCAATAATAATTTTCCTGGTCGTTCTAAATAAACAGGTTCGCAAGTTGTACTAGGATTTTGATTGTGTGTTTCCATCAAAGTCTGTAAAAAAGACTTCATTAATGATCCTTATTTGTTAGTTCTGGTTTACTATAAAAATATCCATATTGTTTATAAATCCATTCGACGAATTTATAAACTTCATTGGCTTGAAAATCTCTATGCGGTCTTTGTTGATTATACATAACGCTGAGTTTATGTAGATCATGTATCCATTCGTGTTCTGATTTCATACAAATCCTTTTTACCAGACTTTGGTATAATTTACTACTTCACTTTGTCTACTTATATCTTTAACAAAATAAACACATAACGGTTTTTCTTTATTAGTTTCTAAGGGCACAGCCAACATTTGTCCTGGTTTTAATTTAGGAAAATACCATCTTATGTCTTGATAGATATCAACAACTTCTATCTTAAAAAATTCAGGTCTAAAACTGGCCAAAGGATTAAATGCAAAAGCACTAAATCCTCGGTCATTGATGCTGGTTAAAGGAACAACTTCTAAATCACCTAGGTCTGGCTCCCCTATTAAGATTTGCCAGTCCATGGGCATTTTCACTATGTTACCGCCAATGTTAAGTACCAATGCAGGGCTGTTAAAACTTTCTAAAAATATTAAAGGTATGAAAAAGTAATCTGGTTCTTTTGGGTCACTGTTATCTAGCACACAAAATCTCACATCATCTACTTCTTCAGGTATTTCATTTAGTTCGTAAGCTATGTTATGTTCTAAGGTTAATAATCTCATATTTTAAATAATTTATAGTTAGTATATCTTATTAAAAATTATTGTCAAGTAATTTTTTAATTTCTTTTGCAACTTTTTTTTGTGTTTCCAAATTTGTATGATAAACTGATTGATTAACTTTGTTAGGATTATTTTTGACATAATCAAAGAGTATCTTTCCAACATGAAAATTATTCAAATGCAAATTTACAGTTTTTGTTTTCCAATATTCTATCATCCAATTTTCTGTTTCTTGTTTTAGTTCGTTACTGTGCAAATATGCTACATATTGTTTGATTGCTGATATTTGATTTTCATTTAATATTTTTACTGGTAAATCTGGTCTAGAATTAATTAATGCAGGAATAACATCAGAATAAATTGAACCAGATAAATTACCTACATCACAATTACTTGTGCTTACATCACTTTCATATGGATATATAAAATTTTTTAATCCATTATTTGGATTAAATTTTTTAATAGGAACATCCAATCTGTCAGAACTTGTTGATGTAAAAATAACAATATCAGCTTTGAGTTCTATGGATCTTTTTATTTGATAACAAATAGCTGTATTAGTGATTCCACCCCTGGCAAAGTTTGTTACATTATATCCTAAAGTTGTTAAAATTTCACTAAAATGTGTGCCAGGAAGATTCCTGTCTGCACTACAAAAACTATCGCCACAAACAAAAATATTTTTTATTGCCATTCTAATTTTTCCAAACTGAATGGATATTCTGCTTCTTTGTAAAAGGCCTTTCGCTTGGTAAGGTGTCGTTTGGCAAATTTGCAGGTTGATGTGATGTCCCAAATTTCAACATGGTCCTTGTCCTGCGCTTTCCTAATACCTCGCCCAATAGATTGTATAACCCTGACAAAGCTCTTTCCGGGTTCCACAAGAACCAAATTAAAGATCCTAGGAATATTAATGCCCACAGCGGCCACACCATAAGTCGCCACAATAACCTTCCCGTTTGAAACAGCAATTTCATCATATTCTTCCTTTCGATCTTTGGCTTTGGTTGCGCCGCTGACAAATACAGCATTATTGATTTTACTGGCTAATTCTTTTCCGGGGCCTACTCTATCTACCAGCACCAGTGTGTTACCTGATTCAGCAATTTTGTTAATCAATGCACTGATATAATCTATTCTTGTTTGTGTTTCCAACAAGTATCTAAGTTCTTGTTGATAGTCTTTGTATTCTACATAGTCTACTAATTGAACTATATTTACATGACAGTTACTTAAATGACCTGCTTCTTGAAGCTCACTGGCACTCAGTCTACCCACCACAGGACCAATACAACAATTTAGAGCTTGAAATGCATAATCTTCTTTGGGTATTGTTCCTGTTAGTCCCCATCTAATCGGAGTTCGGGCAAACACAGTGGTCAGCAAACTCTTAAGTGCATCTGCTTTGGCACTGTGCGCTTCATCTACCATAATACAAACAACACCCTCTACAAACTCGTTTATGGTAATATCTGCTTCATAGTTTTTGGTATTTTTTAACAGTGTATTCAAACTTTGCCAAGTACAAATAGTGTGCGTTCGATTGTATTCTTTTCTGTCACCAAACAGTACGCCAACATCTAAGCCCATGTTGATATAGTCTGCTTCAGTCTGCGTTACCAAGCTTTTACTGGGTACGATCACAACAGTGCGACCATATTTTTGCACACTTGCGCTCAATGCCGCTGTCATAATAGTTTTACCAGCACCTGTGGCCACTTCCTGTATGCACTGTGGATTTTCTAAAAACTTATTAATGATTTCAACTTGATAATCACGCAACAGTATAGGTTCACCCTCAGCAGGATGTCCTTTTGGCCATTTAATATCAGCAAATGTTGTTTCTGTTACTGGATCAAATTGAAAAGTAACACTGTAATCTCTGTTGTCCTGTATGTCTATGTCATAGCCTCGTTGTTCAATTATAGGCAGTATGTCAGGCAATAAATTAATGTAACTGGTTCCACCTAAATTAAAATATGGTACTTTACCATCCCAACGGCCAAGCCTAACTGCCGGCAAGTATCGTGCGCCAGGTATTTCATACTTGAACTTTTCAACTAATCGTTTACGGTCAACAAGTTCAAGATTGTGAAGCTTACAGTTTACTTCATCTTTGATTTCAATTATACAAGTAGTCATTCAATAAAAAATATTTTTTCAGCTTGGTTAAGCCAACTTTGTTTTCTAGTTCCAACCATGATATTGCTTTCGCTGATCAAACAGCGAATTACTGTAGAAACAGACTGGTGTTTTAAATATTTAACTTCATCGGTGTTCTCTTTCGGCAAACCCATGGCATACACATATACTGGCAGTCTATCAGTTGCTTTAGCGTAGTCTACGATTTCGTTTATATTGATTGCTTGGTCTTTTTTAAAAACTACATGTCGATTTTCTACACAGGTCATCGCCGTAGGTTTTAATTGTCCTTGATAATCATTTCGAAATTTGGCCATAACTGTGGGAGAAACTGTATATCCCAAAGGCTCACTGTTGTCTACTAGCCTAAGTAAGTTGCCATATCCAAACCCACCTAAATGGTTTTCAATATATTGCTTAAGATTTAAATCACCATTTTGAATGTCATATCCTTTTCCTGAATCAACAAGTTCGATAGCGTAAGGTTGTTGTTCACAGTCAAGAATTTTAATGTACAAATCAGTGACACTGCGATCAACTTCGATATTGTATTTTTCAGATATAGCACAGATCCAATTTATTGCACATTCTGTGAGACCAAACCGCCAAATTTTTTCTTCTACTATAAAATTGCCTTCGCCATCGCCTTGTCTAGCCTGTGTTTTTACTGCTGTGATCAATTCAGCGTCGTACGGGAATTTCAATATTAATTTATTGTTTGCAATATAAGCTCGTTTTGTTCTATCAATGGTTCTAATAGACATGCGAAACTTGTCAAAATTTTCAGGTATGGTAACAGGCACAGGCAACTGACTGAGCTGTCTACGATATTTGTTTACTATTTTTTTAGCTAGTTCAGCCTGTCTATCTGTGTAGGCAGTGTTTTTTTCTGAAGTTTGACTGGCTAAACTATGTACGATGTTGACATCGTATCTTGCCAAACTCAAAGGACTAGGCACAGTTTGAAACAGTGATAATTTACGGTTGTTGATGTCTCTGTAACCACCAATAAATTCCAAATAATCTTCAATATATTGAAATGCCGCCATAACACAATTTTATAGTATTTAAATTGTAAAGTCAAAAAAAACCCTGCCGAAGCAGGGTTAAAAGATCAATTGACGCAGGAGCTAGTTTTTTGAAAGCGTCAACTGATATTTGCCTTGCGGCAAAGTCAACTAAATGGCCATTGTTTGTTATTAGACTTAGGTTCAATTACAACACCCATGCCTGGCGGTTTAGCAGTAGGTTTAGTGGGTGCTGAACCGGGTTCTGGTTGTTCAACAAGATGTGCAACACTGGGATCCACAGGTTGATCAATTCTTACAATTTCTAAAGGACCAAATAACCATGCTTCTGTTTCGTCATTGTACCAACCTTCTTCATCCATGAAGTCATAACTGTCTTCGTCCCAACCATCCATGATGCGTTGTTGTTCGTCTTCGTCCATGTCATCGGGAAATTCCCAATCGCCCAACCAGCCATCATCCATGCTGTCTAGCTCAGCCCCATTTTCGGCATTGTCGCCTGAGTAACTGTACATGTCAATGCCATCAGGGTTGTCTGGCGTAATACCTTCAGGTGGATTATCGTCGGAAGTTTCTACTTTGAATGTGCCCCAACGAAAACCGTTAATACGAATAATAGTTTGCCCGTCTTTGGACCAAATTTCTCGTTCTTCACAGTTCTTTTTTTCAGTAGTTGCAATGCGCCAAATAGCCATATTGTTTTATCCTTAATTAATGGATTTTACAGGGTGCCCGCAAACTGGACACATCATTTCTTCATGTTCATTCATAGACTGATCACTGGTTCCAGACCAGTCACAGGCCACACACTCAACAGTTTGCTGGTCAACACTTGTCTTGCTGTCACTTAATTCGTAAAATTCTTTACAAATATCATCTAGTTCTTCACGGAGGAAATGTTCATCGGGATCATAGGCAATACCTTGCCATGTTGTAATTTTTAATTTGTCTTCACTCCAAGTATTTTTCCAGTATTCACCTGTCCATTCTGCCCTATACTCGTAACCATCTTTGGTTTTAATATTGTACTGTCCTGTACGCAAGGGTTTAGTTTTTACAGGGAACCATGCTGTTAGACCGTAGTTAATGTCATCCATGTTCTTATAGCGTTCCCATTTACCATCTTTTAAAGACCCTGCGATGTAAAATCCAAAATCGGAGCCTTTACCATTAGTATCGCCGCCTTGATTTTCTAATTCTTCCCCATCGTAACTCACTGATGTAATAATTTCGTTACCATCAATTTCGTCATATGTAAGACATAGTTTTGTAGGATTAAACGGCATTTTTAAATTGATATCCGCCTCAAAGAAGGTTCCTTTTTCTGAACTAACACCAATGAAAACCACAGTGCCTTTTTCTTGCGAATCAATCCAAACTTCCTCTCCTCCACTTAGTTCGGGACTATCATCGTCGTAGCCGTTTACATCTTCCAATGGTTTTTCATATACTATATCGCCGTTTTCATTTTCAACTTGAATGGTGCCTACATTTCGATCGGCTCCCCAACTGTGTCCCATGTTGTCGCATTCATGCCATGATCCTGGAAAGAATGGTTGCATGTCTTCGGGAATATTATTTTCGTCGGCATAATCGCTATCCCATGCAAATGCTTCAACATCAAGTCTGCGCTGTTTGAAATAATCGTAAATTTTACGATCAACAGTTCCCATGACATATTCTCCGCCGTAACCCCAAATTCGAAGTTTGTAGGTACAAGGAGTGAACTTAAGAGTATCAATAAGCTCTTTATAATCGGTATTGATATCTGCTACAGTATTGTCATTTGCAATTTTAGAATTTTTTCTAGCAGCCACTTTATTTTTCCTTATAAATTTTTATTAATGGGTAAACACTGTAGGCTTTTACGATACCTATCTGTAGTTTTTAAACTTTTATTTTTTGCAATATTGCAGGCCTGCATGGTTTTATATCTGCCTTGTATTTCATATACTGTACTTAGATTATACGGTAATGTCAATACTGCAACCAAAATATAAGCATCAATCATAAGATATTTTTTTCGTATAAAAAATTAAATTATACTTTAACTTTTACAGGTGATACAAAATTTTGCAGTTGTGTAATTATCGATTTATAGTCAGGCACATAACCAAAAACAGGCACAGAAAAAATATCATGTGTAGTCCAAGAATCTATATTCCAATACTGGCACAATTCTTTGCTATATTGTTGCCACCACAATTCAAATGCAGAAATTTTTATATCATGAAGTGTATCTATATCTTCTAAGGCCACAACAATATTGGGCCTAAGTTCCGTCCATGGTTTTATTAATTCTTTCATTCTGGTTAAATCATTGGGTTCATTGTTAACCCAATAATGGTAAGGGGTTTTACCTAGTTCGGCCCATTGCACAAAAACATTTCCTGCTTTTATTTTAGTAGTTGCATTACGGGCCCATTCCAAATTAAATGCCTTTATTAAGCTACCAGACTTTTCTCGATAATCAATATATAAAATTTTAGGTTTATCTTTATATTCACAAAGATGAATCAACTCATGAAAATCTAACCACGCAGGATTTCCATTGTAATTTTTTTCATAAACTTCATGTATTTTATTAAAATAATCTCTATTTTTTTCTAAACAAAGTTGCCTATCAATTTCTAAAGATAATTTAGCACCGAAAAAAATTAATTTGTCCACTAACTGCTCGTGAGTCATGTTAGCAACATAATAAGGATTATCCCATTCTTTAAAGTTTATACGAACATTCTGAAGATGTTTGTAGATATTTTTATAAATTTCGGCCAGTGGACTTGTGTGCAACAATAAATCTACAGTTTGATTGTTAGAAAATATGATCTGCATAAAATATATGACAACACAGCGGACGATTAAATTATAGTGATATCAAAATATTTAACTATTTTGATTTTTTAATAGTGTAACCCTGGCCACGATAAAGGTCTGCTTCTTCCTCAAACTCTACGCTAAACAAAAACAAGTCGCCATCCCAAATTTGAAACATTTTGTAACCTTTTGTCAAACAGGATTAGTAATTTTATGTTCAAGTTGATTGTTCAAAATAGCCCACATTTTTTTCTTTTCTTCACGCTCTTTGGCTAGGCGTTGACGCTCAACTTCTTTATCTTCATATTTTTTGCGTTTTTTATCATCGGTTAAACGCAACAGATGGTCATATTGCTGTGCTTTGGCCCACCCCATTAAAAAATCTTCGATTTGATCGAAAGTGCCAATAAAAAGTTCAGCATCACGGCTGTAAATAGGCAGTGCTTGACCATCAGGATAAAGAGAAACCATGTCACCGTAATCACGATGGCTGTAGCCCTTACCAGGATTTCCTAAACGAAAGCCCAGTTGTTTGGCCTGTCCTTCAATGCGTTGAAATTTTGTGTATGTATGCCAACCACTCATACAAGTTTTCCCAGCACATGATAAATCAATTGATCTAATTCGTTGTCAAAATTTTGTTTAATTCTGCGCTTTTCCCACACTTTTGTTAAAAGTTCATGCACAGTGTTCTCTTTGACAAACTCTGGGCCTACACAGATGCCGCGGCACTTTAGTGCTTCAATAAGATCGTCGTCATCAAGATTTTCTAATACATCACTGACATCGACTTCTGCAGATACAGTCACATAGCTCATACTTGAACTCCATATTTTTCTAACAAAGATTTTTCTTGTTCATGCACATCGGCCAAAGCTTGTTTGAGAGTTCGACCGGTAGTTCCCACATATTGTAGACCATCTTTCCAATGTGCATACTGCTCTATACCCGCACGAAGGCCTTGGTAATAGGCACGAGTTTGGGCTAATTGTAGATATTGATCTTGTTGTGGACTAAAAGATAGCATTTTTATTCCTTTATCGAAACCGGACTTACATCACATTTTAGTAGAATGCCGGTTACGCACACTGCAGGAGTTATTCTTGTTTCAAACAAACAAATTTGATAACTTTAGTTGTGGCACTTGCGAGTTTTTCACTTTGTTTGCCAGCCGCTGTACAGGCAGCTTCTGATTTAAAACCTGTAACATTGGTTAGTGCCATGCTGTCACTGTTGCTCATTATTCCTGCATGAGCAAACAGAATAAGAACCCAATTCATCGCCAACTCCTTACTCAGCAGGCTTCATGCAAGTGGTAGCTGCCATAGCCTTCCAACGCAGAGGAAAACTTTTACGCAGATCCGCAATCTTTAGTGCCATACGCAGACTCATTTCACGAAGCTTGTTTTGGTTTGCAGCCATAAAGTCAAGAATTTCGTCGCGACCTATATCACCAAAATCATAATCTTGAAACAGTTCGCCATCACCAGCAATTTGCTTGATACGAAGAAGTTTGTCACGCATAGTGTCCAGAGTCAGGTCTAGATAGTGACAACGACTTTGCAGTGCGTCTAAGTGGTCACGAAGTTTTTGGCTTTTCATTTTATCAAACTTCAAATTCGTAATAAAAATGATGCTGCCGTTAAAGTTAAACTGATCCGGAACACCTTCACGACGCAACATCGAGCTATCGCTGAGCCAAGAAATTTTGCGCTTCTTACCAGAGTCTAAGGCACCTTTCAGCAGGTTAAGAGCCACATCGTCTAGTAGGATGCTATCACAGTCATCAAACACCAGCACACAATTCGAGTCCGAATATTTGTACAAGGTCACATACAGACCCAAGGCAGTGGCGGAACCTTTGACCACTTCGGCACGAAGACGCTTGCCAGCAATCTGGTCAAACAAACAGGCTTTTTCCACTTCAGTTTCAACACCAAAGGATTTACCAACACCGGGCGGGCCTGAAACAATCATAGCACGAATGTCGCCGTTGGTAGCAGCCTTGGTCATTTCCGTAAGAATTTCAAAACGCTCACGAATACGAGCCATAGCCTCATCATCTGACTCTGCGGTTTGAACTACCGGGACATCAGCTACGGCCTCTACAGAGTCTTCATTACCGGACACAAATTCGTATGCGTCAACACCGCCCACTTTGATACGAATAGTGTCGGGAAAACCAGGAAAAGTGTCGCCATTGCGAACAGTTACGAAACCACCAGTAGCGGTGCGTTTGAACTGCTCAACTAGTTCAAAGGTCTGACCCTTAACTTGTTGGTTACGGTAAGTGCCTTTGCGGATGCGAATTACTGCTGACATACTAGCTCCTTCTTGTTTCAACATGTCATTATTATAGCAGAATCACCAATTTTGAGCAATACCCATTCTTAGCGATGGGTTATTGCAAAAAATACAAGTTTTTAGTACTATTTTTTACAAAAGTACTACTTTTTAGTATTACTTTTGGCTGATTTCGTTCAATTTAG